GAAGACGAGGAAATTGACTTCGCGCATCGACTGCAGGAGCGAGAGCGCCTGATTTTTGAGCGTGGCCGAGACCGCGTTGCCGCTCGAGTCAATCGGGACGACGGTAACGCACCGCGGCTGATTGCCGGTCGACGTCTGCGCGTTCCAGAGGTCAATCGCGGTCGCTCGAGCTATGCCGGCGATTTCGCGGACGACGATGAGCGAGAAGTCGGGCGCCAGGATCGGCCTGGGCGAGAGCAGCGTGAGCAGGTCGGAGAGCCGGTCGAGGTAGTCGCCGGAGGCCTCGGCGTCGGCGCCGCCTGAGGTCGGGGCGTCGAGCGTGACGCTCGAGATGAAATCGAGTTGGTCGAGCGTCTCGACGGCGCCGGTGACGCCGGAGGAGGCGGCGCCTGCCTCGACCGCTGCGATAGGGATTGCCGGCGCGGTCGTCTGGCCGGGCGCGATCGTGAAATCGTCGACGACGGCGAAGGCGTAGGAGTCGAGGCTCGCCGGCGGAGTGACCGCAATCATGGTGCCGGCGTCGACGGTGTAGCCGGCGTTGTTGATCGCCGTCCAGGTCGTCGTCCCGGCCGCCGGCGTCGCCTCATAGGCTGGGACGCCGAGCACCGTATCGCCGAAGTAGGAGAAGATCGCGTCAGGGACGAGGGCTGCCAGCGCTCGGAGCTCGCCGGCGATCTGGGCGAGCGATTCGATTAGCCATGCCTCGAGGTTGCCCGGCGACGGGAGCCAGCCGGGCACTTGTTGCTCGAGGTAGTCGTAGGCCTCGTCGGCGAGGTCGACGGGATCGGTGTCGACCTCGACGGGGATATAGGTCACGGCGGCCTCCTATTCCTCGGTTCGCACCCAGACGAGGAGCTCGAGCCGGGCCAGGAGCTCGTCCTCGGTTAGCGGTGCCTGGCTCAGGAGCGTCGCGGCGCGCGGCTCCCAAGTGTCAAGCGCGGCCCGAATCTCATCGCGATCGGGCGCCGGCGAGGCGAACGTCTGCGGCGGCAGCCCGAACTCCGGCAGCTCGTCGCGGTAGCCGAGCGGGCAGAGCAGAATCGCCGTGCAGCAATCGGCGATTTCCTCGAGCGAGTCCTGCTCGGTAACGGCCGCCTGCGGGCCGCCGAACCGGAACGGGTAGGAGAAGTGTGGCAGGTCGGTCATAGGGTCGGCGACCCCTCGACCCGGCCGTTCGTGCTTCCGCTGAGCTGCTGCTCGGCCTCGGTGATCCGGCCGGGAAGCGCGTCGGCCCACGCGCGCAGCGCGGCGACCCCGTACAGAACGACCGGCTGCTGGCCGTGCTCGTTCACGGGTTCGCCGTCGTCGAGCTCGAGCAGCGAGAAGGCCACCTCGAACCGATGCCCGACGAGCCTGGTCATCAGAACATCAGCCCCAGCCCGATCAGGCAATCGCAGGCGACCGCCCCGGTGCGGCCGCCGCCCGAGTTCCAGGGGCCGCGCGGGTTCACGCCGAAGAAGCCGATCGAGCCTCCCAACGACACGCTGCCGGCGGTGCAGGAGAGGTTCGCGGCGTTCAATTGCCGGTTGATGGTCGCGTCGCGGACGGTGAGGTTCGTCGTCGGCGAGCCGGTGATGTCATGCGGGCCGACCGTGAGCGAGTCGCAGTTGACGTTGCCGGAGGTCAGGAGGTTGCCGACTTGGAGCTGGCCGCCGACCGAGCCGGCGGCGGCGACGGTGAGGTTGCCGCTGCGGACGTTGAGGCCGCCGTCGACGGTCTCGCCGCCTGTCACGGTCAGGCCTCCGCCGATCTGGGACGAGGCCGGGCCGATCGCGAGCGACCCAGCCGTGACCTTGCCGCTGATCGTCAGGTCGGGGCCGACGACGCCGGGCGGCCCCTGCGGCCCCTGCGGGCCCGTCGGGCCCGTCGGGCCTGTCGGGCCTTGCGGCCCGGTCGCCCCGTTTGCGCCGCGCGGGATGCCGAAGGAGAAGACGAACGAGTTGGGCGTCGGCTCGGCGACGGAGACGGTCGCGTTCGAGCCCGGCGCGAGCGTCGTCGTCGTGCCGATCGCCGCCTGGACGTCGGCAAGGATCGGGTCGGTGAGCAGCACCCAGGGCGCCTCGTGCTCGTCGAAGACGACGAGGCAGGTGTCGCCTCGCTTGGGGAGCACCGAGCCGGGTATCCAGCGGCACGGCCCCCATTGCTGCCGGTTGCCGTCGAATGTCTCGACGGTGACGTAGAGGTTGTCGCTCGGCGAGCTCGGCGGGTCGGCGATTGTCGCCTCCGCGGCCGCGGTGGCGGGCGCGAGGGGCGGGAATAGGCCGAGGAGCTGGTCGGTCATGTTCCGGGCCAGTGGCGAGGCGTAAAGCCGCCGGTCGGGTGCATGTTCGGGTTGAAGCCGGCGCCGCCCCAGCCCTTGCCCCAGTCGCCGGTGCCCCAGTGGTGGCCGTCGACGATGATGAAAACGTGCACGGCGCTCGCCCAGACGGTCAGGTGCGCGCCCTGGCCGGCGACGCCCCAATGCTCGAGCGCCCCGGAGACGGCGGTGCCTCCGCCGAGCCGGAATCCCATCCCGGCGGCCGCGAGCACGGCGACGACGGAGCCGGAGCAATCGAAGCCGCCGCCTGAGGGAACGCCGGCGGCGCCGTGGCCGCCGCCCCAGACATAGGGGTAGTGCTTGTTGTGGATCGCCTGCATCGCCGCATAGGCGCGCCCGAGCTGGCCGCCGGCGGCGGCGGCGGAGGCGGCAACGGCCTTGCCGCCGGCGCGCGAGCTCGAGCCGGAGCTCGCCGCCGAGACGGGTGTGCCGGCGGGCTCGGGGAGCTTCTGCGTCGCGCGCTTGAGGACGATTTCGGAGTTGGGATCGAACAGGCTGCGGCGGAGCGTCGAGACGAGCCATTTCCCGTTCGCCGGCCCGAGCCCGGTGAGCTCGACGACGGCGCCGGGCGCCGCGATCCAGCGGGAGGCGCGACAGGTGACGGTGACGTCGGAGTGCGCCTTGCCGTTGTCAATGTCGAAATCGACGGTATCGACGCCGAGCGTCGTCTCCGAGAGGATCATCTTGGCCGCGGCCTTGAGGAGCTGCGTCTCGGAGATGAAGTAGAGCGCGCCCTCGTTCATGAAGCAGCGCCAGTTGACCTCCTGGGCGAGCCGCTGCAGACACGTCCACGAGTCCTCGCGCGTGCCGTCCGTCCCGCCGCGCCGGAACTGGAAGGGGAGAGCCTTGCGAAGATCGCGCCGGTCGACGTGTCCCGCCGCCTGATCCCTCGCCACGGCCGACGCGGCCTGACTCAGATGAGAGCGATAGGCGCCCGACGTGAACGTCGTCCATGCCTTGAGGCCCTGTGAATGCTCGATGGCGACCGCCGCCTTCGCGTTGTAGAGGGGATCGGAGAGCAATCGCGACGCGTCGTATTGACTATGCGACGAGTTGATCTGCCAGAGCCCTCGGTCGACCGAGCCGTCAGCGTTCGGCGGGCTCTGTTCGTCGATCACGCCGCCCGACTCGGCGAGCGCAATCGCCGCCATCGTGACAGCGAGCTGCGGGTCGCCGCCTGCCTGCTTCCAGAGGTCGACGAGGCGCAGCGACTTCGCCCCGCTCGTCGGCGACGCGCTCGATGCCGCGATCGGCTGCGCCTTGTGGAGCTCGGGGCAAACGAACTGGATCGGCGGCTTGACCTCGCGGACGAGCGAGAGCGCGAATTCGGCGCGCGTGATCTTGCCTCGGGCCGCCTTGCGCGGCTTGTTGTGCTGGCGGAGGTAGGCGACCTGCCTGTCCTCGAACGTCAGGGTCAGGTCGGTGCCGGATTTCGACACCTTGACGAGCCGGAACTGGAAGCGGTCGAGCGTGAGGTCAATCGCATGACTGAAGATGCCGCTCTGCAGGAGCGCCCGCTGCGGGTCGTGGACGTCAAGCGTCAGGGTGGAGGCGCCCTCAATCGTCCGCTCGAGCGAGCCGTTGAGGATCGACTGGTCGATCCGCGTGTTGAGGCCCCGCAGCTTGCGGTTCGTGACGTCGAGGACGACTTTGCGAACGTCGAGGTCTATCTCCGGCGGCGGCGCCGCCTGCGGCGTCGGCGCCGCCATGGGCGCCGGAGCGAGGCGCCCGGCTGGGACGGTGCGGCCTCCATTCCCGAGCCGGACAAGGCCGAGGGCCGGCTCGCTCATGGGAGCCGGAGCACCTGGCCGGGCGCAATCGAGCGCGGGTCGCGAATGTCGTTCAGCTCGGCAATTTCGACCCAGCGGTCGGCGTCGCCGAGCTCGCGGGCGGCGATGGCAGCCAGACTCTCGCCGGCGCCGTAGTCGTCGCCGCTGGCGCCAGCGGCGAGCGTCTGAGCCTTCGGCTTCGGCTTCGGCCTCGGCTTGCCGGAGCGCTTGGCGACGACTCGCTTCGAGCGGGCGCCGGCCTTCGTCTTTCCGGCCGCCTGCTTCTTGCGGCGAGCGTTGGCGGCCGACCGCTCGGCGAGGTAGACGTCGTGGACGAATTCGAGCAGGGAGAGCGTCGCTTGCTGGCGGACTCGGTTGCCGGCCGAATTCATCAGCGCGTCGCCCCAAGCGAGGTCGGAGATGACCCAGACGCGCCCCTGGTAGGGGATGGCGCTGCCGGTCGTCTGGATTCGGAGCCGCGGCGGCGCGCCGTCGGAGGCGGTCGGCCGGCCCATCTGCTCGAGCTGGGCTATGTCGCGCTCGACGGAGCTCCCGCGCGCCCAGCCGTCGAGCAGGATCGGCAGCGTCAGCCGCAGGCTCGGCGAGCCCTTCCAGGTCGTGATTGGGACGCGGCGAGGCCGGGCGATTTCGTCCCAGCCGCCGTAGCCGGCGTCGACGTTAGGGCGCTCCTCGGCGAGTCTGGCGGTGACGGCGAGCGGCGGGTCGCTCGAGGCGATATGCACCCAGCCGACGTGCGGGGCCGCCATCAGCGGCGGGCGATCCGGTCGGCGGCATAGGTGCCGACGGCCTCGGCGATCTGCCGGCGGTCTAGGTAGACCTTCGTGACGATCGTCTGGCCGGCGCCGGCGCCGGCAGCCGCGAGCGTCTGGCCCCGGCTGAGCGGCGCGACGGTGGCGCTAGCGGGGAGCGAGACGACCTCGGGGCCACGCTCGCCGACGAGCGCGAGCGCTCGGCTCGAGAGGGAGCCGCCATGCTGGAAGTGCTTGAAGGGGTTGAGCTTCGACGCGACTGAGGCGCCGCCGCTGGCGATCTTGGTCGCCAGGCCGACGCCGGGCACTTTCGAGAGCCAGTCGCCGATCCGGCCGGGGAGCCCCTGAAACCACGCGACGAGGCTGTTGAATTCGTTCTTGATCCATTGGACGGCCGCGGCGGCTCCGGCCTTGATCGTCTTCCAGTGGGTCGCTATGGCGGCGACGGCGATGCCGAAGGGGCCGAGGAGGATTCCGACGAGCAGCGGCCAGTTCGCTTTGATCCAGCCCCAGGCGGCCATCGCTGCGGCCTTGATGGCGCCCCAGTGCTTGACGACGAGGTAGGCGGCGACACCGATCGCGGCGAGCGCGACGATGACGAGGCCGATCCACCCGAACGTGACGAGGAGCGCGCCATTGAAGAAGGTCTCGGCGATCGTCGCGGCGATCATGGCGACCTTGTAGGCGACGAACGCGAGCGTCAGGAGGCCGAGCGTAATCTTGAGCGCCGTGGCGTTCTTGGTCAGCGGCGAGAGGGCGCGGGCGAGCTTCACGACGACGCCCATGACGGCGATGATGACCGGCATCAGGGCCGTCCCGAGTTGCACCTGGACGCCCATCTGCGCGAACTTGAGCTCCCGCTGAGAGGCGATCAGCTTCTTGACGTCGGCGACGTTCTTGACGCCGAGCATGGCGCCGTATTTGCTGGCGAGCCCGAGCTGGTCGCGGATGCCCTTGCTGCCCTTGATTAGGACGGGCAGGAGCTCGCGGCCGGTGCGCCCGAATAGCTTCTGCGTCAGCGCCGCCCGCTCGGCCGGGTTCCTCATCTTCTGGAAGGCGTCGGCAATGTCCATGACAACGGCCGAGGTATTGCCGCGCCGAATGTCGGCCATCGGGACGCCCAGGCCCACCAGCGTCGACGTCGTTTTCGCGCCGGCGGCCCGCACGCGGGTCATCTGGTCGCCGAGCTTCTTGAGGTCGGCCGGGAGGGTCTTGCCGCCTTTCTGGCGGGCAATGTCCATCTGAATCCCGAGGTTCCGCAGCTCGGTCGAGGCCTTAGCCGAGCCCTGCCGCGCGGACTCCATCGACTGCGAGACCTTGATGAACGCCATCGAGGCCGAGCGAGCGTTGAGGCCTCGAGCCTTCATCATCGCCGCCCATTGCGAGGAGGTCTGCACGTCCATGCCGGTGACGTGGTGCAGCGCGAGCGTCGTCTTCCCGAGCTCCTCGGTCGTAGAAACGGCGCCCCGGAGGAACCTCTGGGCGCCGTAGACGATGCTGGCGGCGCCGGCCCATTTCGCGACGCCCTTCCATGAGAGGCCCGCCTGCTTCCCGGCCTTCTCGGTAGCGCCGCCGATGCCGCCGACGGCCTTCGAGGCGCTCTGGGCGCCGGAGACGAACTCGGCGACCCGCTTGAGCTCGAGCAGTATGTCGATGCGGTCAGCCACGGCGCGCCCTGCGCTCCTCTCGTTCTTCGGCGACGGCGACCTCGCGCGCGACGGTCGCCAGGATCAGCCGCTCGGTTGCATCGGTCGTCGTGAGGTAGCGCAGCGCCGGCAGGCCGCGCGTCGCCATGAACGCGGCCATCTTTACGTCGGCGCCGCTTGCGATTCCCCCACGAACTCCTCGTCGACGTCGGCGTCGGCCGCGCTCGCCCACTGCATGTATTGGCCGGCGGCGGCGCCGATCGCAAGGTCGGGCGAGGGCGCCATCCCGAAAACGGCCTGCAGCACGTCGCGGGCCCGCGTCGCCTGCGGCAGCCCGAGCCGCGCGCCGAGCCGCTCGTCGATCCGCACCGGCTGCGCCGCCTCCGGCTCAACCGGGCGGAGCTCGTCGTCGCGGTGCTCGCGGACAAGCACGCTGCGACAGGCGCTAATCAGCGTGTCGGAGTTGAGGTTGAGGTCGCCCTCGGAGCCGTTCGTCTTCGCTGCCCGCGTCGTGAGCGCGGCGAGCCTCTGGCGAGGCATGACGCCGAGCCGGAGCACGAGCAGGCCGCCGGTGCCCGGCACCTCGAGGTCGAAGGTGCGCTCGCCGGCGAGCTCGCTCCGCCGCGCCTTGAGCCGCTCGAGCACCGAGAACGGCGGGCCGGCGCCGTTCTCGAGGTCGGCCTGCGTCTCGAGCATCGCGGATTTGCTCTCGAGGAGCTCGACCATCGGGTCGCCGCTGGTCGCCTCCTCCTGGTCGTAGTGCGTCGCCATCTCAGACGACCGATCCGTTGACGGTGAACTCGAGCTCGAGCAGCGCCGCGTCTGAGCTCTCGGAATCGACCTCGGGCGGCGTGACGTGCTTGAGCCGGGCGGGGTAGGTGATCGGCTGCCCGAAGGCGTTGCCGTCGACGTCGAGCGGCTGCTTCGAGATGGTCGCCTGCGCCTTGCCGACCCGCTGAATCAGCCAATGGACGACCGAGTGGATTCGGGTCAGGTCATAGAGGACGCTGACGACGACGTTCTGGGGGTCGACGGAGCCGCCCAGCGCGACCCGCGAGCCCATCCCGCCGAGGTTGTAGGTCGTCTCCGTGCTATCGACGTCGCCGCCGGTCAGCTTGTCGAAAGTGCCGAGGTCGACGCCATCGACGACGACCCGCACGTCGTATTGGTCTTTGCGAGACACGGTGCCTCCCTTCCTGAGGAGCGCTTGCCGGGGCCTTAGGCGGCGATTGCCTCCGTCAGCGCGACCCGGACGATTTCGATGACGACGAGCTCGGCGAAGGGGCTCATGCGGACGCTGAGGATCGCGTGGAGCTCGCCGTTGGCGATCGTCGCCGGCGTGTTGACGCTCGAGCCGACGTCGACTTGGAACGCCTCGGCGGCGGTGGCGCCATAGAGCGCGTCGGCGTCGTAGAAGCCGGCGAGCATGGCCGAGAGCTCGGAGCCGAACTGCGCGATCTTGCGGCCGCGGCCGTCGAGCTGGGCGAAGACGTAGCGCTCGGCAATGGCGTTCGCCTGGGCGACGATCGCCATGTTGAGCCTCGAGTTGCCGAAGTCCTCCCAGAGGGAATCGACCGCGGAATCGACGACCGTCCGGTAGCCGTAGGTCGCGACGCCGCCATAGATCAGCCGCGCCAGGTCGACGCCGGCGTCGTTTAGCTGCTCGTACTCGAGGTCGGTGTAGCCAGCGTCGAGGTCAATCGCAAAGGTCGCCAGGCCGTTGACGATCCCTGCGGCCGGCACGTTCGGGTCGAGCCCTTTCCCGTCGTTCTTCGCGATGATGCCCGCCTCGATCGCCGAATAGGGAACCTCGCGGCTGGTGCCGCCGGCGATGCCGGGGACGACCGCCCAGGGCGCGAGCAGCGCTCCGTAGCGGCAGCCGTCGACGCTGTGGAGCGCGGTTGCTATGGCGGTGAGCGCCGCGGCGGTCGGGGCGCCCTGGTCGCAATCGAGCAGCGCGACACGGTTGTTTGCCTCGGCGTGGGCGAGGAGGTTGCCTTGCGTCACCGAGTCGCTAATGCCTGGCACCGAGACCTGGCCGGGGCCGAGGTCGGCGGTGAAAAGATCGAGCGCCGTTTTGAACTGGGCCGGCGACGGCACCGTCTGCAGCTCCACGTGTGGCGGCTCGCCGGCCGTCTGCACGATCGCGTCGACGACCGCCTGTTTGTTCGCCAGCGCCTCCGGGTTGTCGACGCCCGCCTCGGCCGCCTGCGCGTTCAATTGGTCGCGGGTCAGCGCTTGCAATTCGCCGGCCGAGAGCGTCTGCACGCTGAGCTGGGTCACGGTCGTCGGAATCGCGGAGATGTAGGCCCGCGCGCCGCCCTCGCGGAAATAGGCGTCGATGGAGTCGTAGAGCAGCGTGCCGCCGGAGCGCGCCCCGAACGTCGCCTCATAGCTTGCGAGCGAGCGGACGAGCACCGGCTCGAGCGGCCCGGTCGCGGTTGCGCCGACCGCGAACCACGCATCGGTCTGCGTCGGCGGCGTCGACCGCGGCGGCGCCTGGTCGCGGGAGATGATCTGCGTCCCTGGACGGGTCATGCGGTCAGTCCTCCTTCGGTAGGGCGACGGCGAGCACGTCGGCGTCGGCGGTCTTGACGATCGGCCAGTCCGGCCATGGGTCGATAGCGGGCTCGAGCGGATCGGCCGGCGTTGCCGGGCCGGCGCCGGCGGTCGCTACGTCGTCGACCTCGATGATGAGCGCGACGGTTGCGAGGCCGAGCGAGCGCTGGTCGTCGAAGCCGAGCTCGTCGTAGCGCTCGGCGGCCCAGTCGACGCCGGCGGCGTGCCCGTCGAGCGAGGGGCGCTGCAGGAATAGCCCGCGCAGCGCCGCGGTGTAGCGCGCCGCCAGCCGCCGCGAGTCGCGCTCTGTCGCCGCCGAGACGATCGCCGAAAGCCGGAGCTCCCAGCGGGCGCGGTAGCGGCCGTCGCCGCCCTTGCGGGGCGGCGCGGGGATGCCGGTCGACTCGAAGATCAGCGCCGGCAGTTGATCCTCCGGCCACTTGTCGACCGACGGGGCGATCGTCCAGCCGCGCGGCCGCGGCAGCGCGCCCGGCAGGAGCCCGTCCTGGCGCTCCTTCTCGGCGAGGTAAGTGCTCGCCCAGCGGCGGACGAGCTGCTCGCACCAATCCTCGACGTCGGCGCCGGAGATGATCCGGCCGAAGATGGTCATCGGGAGGCCTGCCCGACGACGTGGCGCCGAACCTCGTCTTGCATCATGCGGCGGAGCCGCGGACTCGCCGGGACGAGCGGTGGCCGCTTGGGCAGGCTCCGGCCGCCGTATTCGTGGAATCGAGCGTAGGGAACCTCGGTGCCGTAGCGGAGCTCGGTGCCGGTCGTCTTCGCGGCGGAGCGGCTGGTCAGCGATGCGCGGAGCCGGCCCGAGGCGACGAGCGGCGCCTGCCCCGATTTCTGCGCCTCGGTATCGCCGCTGAGCGGCGCCCAGCTTCCGGCGCCTCGGCTCTCGAACCACGCCGCTTCTGCTAGCCGGAGCTCGTTGCCGATGCGGTCGAATGCGGGGCGCGGGTCGGCGGCCCGCTCGCCGAGCTCGCGCAGGTGCAGCGCGGCGGCGGCGGAGCCGCGCTGCTCTAGCCGAACCTCGAGGCCGCGCGGCATCTCAGGGAGCCGCCCCAGGCGGCGCGATGAAGCTGCCGGGTAGGGACGTCCATGAGCCGACGGGCAGGCTGGCATAGGCTCGAGCGCCGAGCCCGGCCGGCCCGCCGGCCTCGACGGCCGTTCTCAGGGCCGCGAGCGCCTCGTCGTATTCGACCTTGAGCAGGGCGTAGGGGCTGCGGTCGCTGCGCGCCTGCTCGGGCCAATAGGCCTTCTCGATCGAGCAGGCGGCCTCGAGCGCGATGACGGCGGCGGCGGCCGCGGCGAGCTCCGCCGGGATCGTCGCGGCCGGCAGTTGCATCGTGACGAGCGCCGAGGCCTGGTCGATGAAGAGCTCGACCTGCTCGGCGGTCGGCCGAGTGTCGCCGTCGAAGGTGCCGACCTCGAGGCCGTTCGAGTCCTTCGTCCGAGAGCGGATCAGGAGCGCGACCTGCTCGATGCTCGGCCGAGTCGTCGCCGTAGCGCTCATGGCCCCACCGGCGCCGGCGGCAACCGCATCATCCGAGGGGTAAGCGGGATCGGGTCGGCGGCGTCGGGGTCGACGATCGGCTGGTCGTAGTTGCGCGCCCACCAATCGGCCGGCCAGGCGCGCCAGGCGAACCGCGTTCGGTAGTGGAACGTCAGCCCGACCCCGGCCGTCCTCGGCGCCTGGACGATCGGAGGCTCGGGCTCGGGCAGCGGCACGCTACTTCGCCTTCTCGGCGGAGCTCGTCGTCTTCTTGGTCGGGGCCGCCTCCGCCGGCGCGCCGCGCGTCTGCTTCACGGTCGGGCCTGGCGGCGGGTTCTGCTCGGCGGCTGCCGGGTCGTCGTCGACCTCATAGGTCGAAAACTCCGCCTGGCTCGACGTTTGCTCCTCAGGGGTCGCCATTTCGTGTGGCTCCTCTCGCTCTAGGTGATGGAATCGGACGCGGGACGTCGGCGGGCCGCAGCCGGCGTCCCGCTGAGGGTCAGGTCGCGTTGACGATCTTGACGACCGCGCGGTTCAGGTCATGCACGAGGAAGCCGAGCCGCGTCTCGTAGCGGATCGCGGTGAGGTCTTCCTGGAACAGCTTCCGGTCGGTCGTTCCGTCGTTGACGGTCGCCTCGCTCGAGGTCGTGAGCGTGACGTCCTTGCGGACTCGCACATGGATATTCGGCCGGTAGGCGACGATGCCCAGGACGTCGGTGGCTGCCGGCGCGGTGCTGGCATTCGTCAGGTTCGTCGACGCGAAGTTGTCGAGCCCATAGAGCGGGTCTCGGCCGGTGCCGGGCCCGTAGATCGGCAGCGACGTATCAAGGGTCGAGCGAGCATCGCGGAGCACCTGCGCGAAGCCGAAGCCGAGCAGGACGCCGACGTTGCCGAGGTCGCCGTAGCCGTTCGCCTCGAGCAGGCCGAGCGCTTGCGAGACGGCGAGCTGTAGTCCGTCCGGCTTCGCCTGGACGTATTCGACCGACTGCGTGGTGCCCGCGGTGCCGGCGAGCGTGTTGTTGAACACCGACGTAATCGCGACGCCGGAGTCGATGCCGATCGCATGGGCGTCGGTGATGTCGGTGATCGCCTTGCGGACGCCGGAGTCGACGAGCACGTTGAGGTCGCCGCCCTGGACGTCCTCGATCATCTCGTCGGTGAACAGGACGATCGACGCGAACTTCTTGATGTCGAGCGTCGCCTGCCCGAATTCGGCGCCGGTGGCCGGCTTCGCTGCGCCCTCACCCACCGGCCCGGCGGTTGGCTGGCCGAGCCAGATCGGGAATTGCGTTTTGATTGCGCTGGTTGCTCGGCTGTCGCCGGCGAGCGCGATTGCGCCGGACTCGACGAGGAGCGCCTGCGTGAGAATGTCGCCCTGCTCTGGGGGGAGCAGATACCCACCAGCGGCAGGGACTCCCTCGCTAAAAGGGATTCGGTTCGCCATCAGAGTGGCCCCTTCCGGGATTCAGGGGCCGAGCTCGCGGCTCGGCGCCCTATGGGGACGGCTGGCGGCCCAGCGCGCGGAGCAGGAAATCGTTGTGCTCCTTCTCCGGCGGCCCCTTCTCAGGGGCGGGTCGCCTGGCGCCGCCGTCGAATCCGGCGGCGGCGGGCTTCGGCCTGTCGCCCAGCAGCTTCTCGAGCTCCTCGGCTCGCAGCTCGAGCTCCTCGCGGGTCGAGCCGGTCAGGAATGAGGCCGCGGCAGCGTCGAGGCCGCGCTCGGCGGCGACCTCATAGCGCAGGACTCGCGTCTCGGCGTCGCTCGCGCGCTTCTCAGCGGCGGCGGCCCGTTCGGCGAGGCGCTCCTGCTCGGTCTTGTCGCGGTCGGTGAATTCCTGCAGCTTCTCCTCGAGCTCGGCGGTGCGGTTGCGGTGCGAGGCCGCCTCGCGGCGGAGCTGGCGGACGTAGGCCTCCGGGTATGAGCGCGGTTCCTTGCCGGCGTCCTTCTCGGCGTCGGAGCCGTCGTCGTTCCCGTCGGGCGCCTGGCCCTCGTCGGCGTCGGGCGCCTGGCCCTCAGCGTCGGCGTCGGCGGGCGATGGATCAGCCATCGTTGCCCTCCTCTACTTGGTCGGTGGTGGAGTTGGTGGCGGCTGCGGGGCCGCCGGCGGAGGCGCGCCTGGCGTCGGCGCGGCCGGCGGCCCCGTCTCGGCGAAGCGCTCGGTCGCGCGCGCGGCGGCGGCCTCGGCGGCGGCGGCCTGCTCGAGCGCCGCCTGGGCCTTCGACTTCTCGAGGGCCTCCATCTCGGCGATCTTCTCCGGCGTATAGCCGAGCTCGAGCCAGATTTCGGGGAGCGGGATGCCGAGCGTCTTCTTCTTGACGGCGGCGTCGACGCGCGCGCCCTCGGCGATCCGCTCCGGGTTCGCCCACATCGCCTCGCATTCGGCGACCGTGGTGTCGGCGCCGGTCGCCTGCAGCGCGAGCGCGATTGCCTCCTCCCAGGGGTCGGAGAAGAACAGAATCTTCGCGCGGCATTTCGAGACGAGCCCGGCCTCGGCGACGGTGAGGGCGTCGCCGGACGTATTGACGAGGCGCGCCAGGAGGTAGTGCGGCGGCGTCCGCGTCTGGGCGGCGAGATGCTGGACGAGCATCTCGACGGCGGTGGTGAAATTCGAGAGGTCGGCGGCCGGCAGGCTGTTGACGCGCGCGTCGGCGGGCTCGAGGATCATCATCCGCGACATTGCGGCCTTGAGCTCGTCGCGGCCGACGATCGGCTGGCCGGTCTCCGGGTCTTTCGGGACTTCGATGCCGGTCGCGACGCGCTGCGGGTAGGCGCCGTATTCGCTCGTGATGATGAGGTCGGAGCAGAGTTTGTTGACGGCGTTCTGTAGCGGGATTGCCGGCTCGAGGTCGGAATGGCCGCCGCCGAGGAGCCCCGGCTTGTTCTCGAGCGGGATGATGGGCACGACGCCGAGCGGGTTCGGCGTTGCGTCGGGCTCGCCGAGCCGCGGCACCCATTCGAGCGGCGCCAGGCCGACGCGCTCCGCAGCCGGCTTCGCCGACTCGAACTTGAGCACGACGTCGGGCAGGTAGAGCGTGCAGTAGAGGTAGCCGTCGTCGCCGAGCCAGCGCTTGAGCGCCGCTATCCGCCGCCGCCGGTCGCCGGGGTCGGAGGCGACAGCGACTTGCGAGGCGTGCTCGATGGTGATGCGGGGCTCGCCGCCGTTCGGGTCGACGAGGAGGTAGGCGCTGCCGGATTTGCCGGCCTCGGTATGGGCGATGACGGATTCGACGTCGAGCGCGTTCGTCTGCCAGAGCTGCCAGGCCTCGTCGCTCGGCGAGCCGCCGACCTCGAAGCCGACGATTCGGAGCCGCTCGACGGAGCTGTCGACGACGATCTGGCACCAGTTGTCGGCGAAGGCTGCGAACAGGTTGCCGAACGCCTCGCGGTACTTCGAGGTCGCGAATTGCAGCGGGTGCTCGCCGTCGTAATAGGCCTCGTACTCGGCGACTTTCGGGGCGCTCGCGTCGAGCCTGGCGATCAGGAGGTCGCGCCAGTCGAGCGGCGTGCGCTCGGCGAGGCGGGGCGGGAGTGGGGCGTCTAGGAGGCTCATAGAAAGGCGTAGGCGGAGCGGTCGGCGGTCGGGGCGCTGAGCGCGTCGGCGCGGGCCTCATAGGCGAGCACGGCCGCGACGGCGGCGTCGATCTTCTCGGCGGCTGAGGGCTTCGCTAGCCAATAGCCGCCCCTGGCCTCGCTCGCTCGAGCGTTGAGGACGTGCCGGGTCAGCGTCTCGTCGCCGGTGTGCGGCAGCCGGCCGGCGTCGGCGTCGGTGCGGAACCGCTCCACGGCGTCCATGAAGCGCCGGCGATTCGTCGGGTAGCGCATGACGACCTCGCCGAATTCGCGCGCCCAGCGGTCAATCTCGGTCTGCCAGAGGGGCGGGTCGAAATAGGCGCGAACGACGCGGAAGCGCTCCATCGCCTCGCCGACGGCGGCGTCGACGGCACCTCCGGGCACCTCCCAGGGGCGGCCGTCGCCGGGCGGCTCCCAGACGGCGAGCGGCTCGAGCAGCCCGTCGGCGAGCCGGCAGGCGACGAGCGCGGTCGCATCGCCGGTGCGGGCGCCGTCGAAGCCGAGCGTAATCCGGTCGCCCGGCTCGAGCGTCCGCTCGGTCTCATTCGCGCGCCAGCTCTCGCCCTCGAGCCACCATTCCTCGGCGCCGACCCAGATGCCGCACGCCATGCGCGCCCATTGCCAGGGCTGCATCGAGGGCGAGTCGTGGCGCCGGCGGAGCGCCTCGAGTGTCTGCCAGGAGGCCGGGTTGACGGTCTTGACGACGTGCATATCGTCGACGTCATCGTCGGGCCGGAGCGCCCATTCGTGCATCGCGAAGGCGCCGTCGTTGGAGCGCGCATAGGTGTAGCGGCCCTCGTGCTCGACGAGCGGCAGCCGGTGCGCCGAATAGCGCATCAGCCCGAGCGGCCCCTGCTCGTTGTCGCCGGCGACGGAAATGGTGAGCATCTGCCCCGAGCGCGGCCCCAGCCCGTCGCGGAAGATGCCGTAGAGGCCGGCGCTTTTCGCGCGGTGGAGCTCGTCGACGAGCGCGAGCGTCGGGATGACGCCATCGGCGGTGTCGACGTCGGCGGCCAGCACGCGCGCTCGGCCGGCGTCGCCGGGCCGGCGAGAGCGAATCTCGCGGTAGCCGCGCTTGACGAGGAGCCGGCGCTGCAGCCCCTCGGAGCGGCGGACGAAGCCGGCCGCCTGGTCGTAGAGGATGGTCGCCTGGTCGCGGCTCGAGGCGGCGACAACGCATTCGGCGTCCTCGGTCGTGAGCAGGTGGTAGAGCGCCAGCGCCGCGAGCAGCGTCGTTTTGCCGTTCTTCTTCGAGAGCAGGATGACCGTCTCGAGGGCGCCGGAGAAGTAGTCGGCCAGCATCCGCCGCTGGAAATCCTCGAGCCGCAGCGCGCCGCCCTTCTCGAGCGTCAGGTTGGCGCAGAAGCGCGCGAAGGCCTCGAGCTCAGACGCTCCGCCGGCTGCGTCTCTGGGCAAGTTCATCCACCTCCCCGAACGGGTCGGAGAGCTCCTCGAGCGGCGTCGCCGGCGCCGCCTCGTCGCCCTCGCGGAGCCTCACTGAGACCGGCCCCCAGCGCTCGGGGTATTGCCGCTCGAGCAGCCAGGCGGCGGCGATCCAATTCTCGGCGGCGGCGCGGGCGATCAGCGCGACGTTGCGGGCCTCGCCCTCGGCGCGCGCGTGCTCGATCCGCTCGCGCATCGCCCGAAACGGCCTGTCCTCGGCGAGCTCGCCGGCGGGCTCTCCACGCTTCCACCAGTCGTAGAACGTCCGCCGCGCGAGCCCGGCCGCCGTTATCGCCGAGGTCAAGTAGTTGCCGGCCCGCACGAGCGACTCGAGCTGGGCGACGATCGCCTCGCTCAGCGTCGGCGGGTTCCGCCAGCGGCCCAGGTGGGCGGCGCAGCGGTCGGTTCCGCGGACGGCCCAGGCGCGGCAGGCCTCCCCCGAGGCCGTGCGCTGCGAGCAGCGGGCGCTCATGCCTCGAGCGCCGTCTGCCGGAGCCCGACGAGCCAGAAGCAATCTCCGGGCTGCAGGAACGGCAGGCATTTCGCCTCATAGATCGGATCGAGCTGGACGCCGGCGAGCTCGGCCTCCGGCGCCGGCTGGTCATAGCGCTCGAGGGCCGCCTGCAGCAAGACGAACCGCTGCCAGCCGCGCGGCGCGTAGCGCTTGAGCCGCTGCGCCGGGTCGGCGCCGACGACTATGCCGATGATCGGCAGGAGCAGGCCGGCGTCGAGCACGCCCCTGGCGATGCCGGCGAGGCTCATCCCCGAGCCGACGGCGACGACGAGCCGGCGGGCGGAGCGCGGCAGGTTCGCCGCCTGCCTTCTGGTCTGCTCGACGGCCTCCTCGCATTCCATCCCGAACGGGATATGCGCCCAGCCGGGCCGCCGCGCCGCGTCCTCGCGGGCCCGCGCCCGGATGACGCTGTTGTAGCCGGCGCGGTGCTCGATGCGCTCGGCGCCGGCCGCTATGGCGGCGGCGACCTCGGCGCCCGGCTCCCCGCTGGGGGTATGGACGCGAACGGGGATGCCGAGCGCCTGGCCGATCTGGGCGACGATGTTGACTTGCGGGCTCGAGCGGCTGCCGGCGGTGACGAGCCCGGCGGCGCCCTCGGCGAGCGCCCAGCATGTTCGGGCCTTGCCGCCCGGCGCTCCGCCCGGCGCCCGGTAGAGGTCGTCGCGTTTCAGGAGCAGCCCGTCGGCCTCCTCGACCGGCGTCAGCTCAGGCGGCATCGAGCCCCTCGCCGAGCTCGAGCTCCGCCATGTTGAGCTCGCCGCAGGCCTCGGCGGCCTTGCGGCCGGAGCCCTTGACGAAGACGAGCACGCTCTGGTGGGTTCGCCCCAGCTTGCGGGCGGCCGAGAAATGGCGGCCGGCGCGGATCGGCAGCGACCCGACCGGCGTGACGAGCACCGCCTCGTTGTAGAGCTCGAGGCCCGCTCGAGCGAAGGCGCTAACGGTGTCGGCGAGCAGGCCGCGGCAATTGCCGTCGCCGCCGCGCTGGCGGATTTCGGAGACGACCCAGACGGCGAAGCGGTCGGGCCGCAGGAGCTCGGCGGCGGCGGCGATGATCGCCGCGTGCGCCTCGGCGAACGCCTCGTAGGAGGCGGCGCGGGAGAGGTCGCGCTGATCCTCGGAGTAGACCTCGAGGTCGAAATAGGGCGGGCAGGAAAAGAGGAGGTCAAAATCCTGCCCGCCGAGCAGGCCCTCGAGCTCGCGGCTGTCGCCCTCGAGCCAGCGGGGCCGCGGCTTGCCGCCGATCTTGCGGGCCTGTTTGCGGTTGGCGGCGATCTGCGGGGCGGAGAGCTCGACGCCCAGGTAGGCGCGGCCGAGCTGCGAGGCGACGACGCCGCGGACGCTGCCGCCGGCGAACGGGTCAAGCACCTTGCCGGCGGGCGGCGAGAACCACCTATAGGCGAGCTCGCAGAGCACCGGGTCGAAAACGCTCGTGCCGGCGTAGGCCGGCTCCTCGGGCGGCGCCAGTGGATCGTCGTAGAAGCCGCGTTGCTGGATTTCGCGGTTGTGCGGAACCGCGCCCTTGTAGGCGCGCTGCGCCGAGCTCGCGTCATCGAGCCGCCCGACCTCATCGTCGAAATAGCGCCGCTTGCGCTCCGCGGCGCCTTTCAGCTTGAGCAGGTCGGAGCGCCGGCCCAGCTCCGACTCGATGCCGAGCGCGAGCCACGCCTGTTTGCGCTCCTGCCAGGCGCCGGCGCGCGCATCGAGCACGGAGAATGGCGGGAAGCCGAACCGCTCCGAGAGGCCGCCCAGGCCGGGCGGCTCCGGCCGCTCGAGCTGGGCGAGCAGCGCCGCCAGCTCGGTATCCATGTAGCCGGTCGCCTCGAGGCTCGGCAGCGATGAGAGCAGGTCGGCGAGCGCCTGGGCGTCATAGCCGGCGAGGTCGTTGGAGCGATTGTCGATCAGCGCAATGCGCCGCGCCTGCTCCTCGCTCGCGTCGACGAATGTCGCGGCTATCTCCTGCCAGCCGAGCGCCCGCGCGGCCGCGAGCGTGTGGTTGCCGGCGAGCACTTGCCGGGTGCGCGCGTTGACGACGATCGGCCGGTACTGCCCGTGGGCCTCGAGCGAGGCCTGCAGGAGCCCCAGGTCGCCGCGGCGCGCGTTTCCGGGGTAGAACTCGAGCGAATCGACCGGGACGGAGAGCTCGCCGAGCTCCGCGATGATGCCGCTCAAATTTTTGCTCCCTCGTTCGCGGTTTTTTTCGCGGAGTGGCTGGAGGCCCTCGCCAAGAGGGCGCGCGAGGGATGCATCCCACCCACGCCGGCGACCACGACGTCGCTGCGACGAATCTCTGCGCGATCTGCTCGCGTCTTGGCCCGGTCGCAGGCCGGGCAGAGCGCCCAGAGGTTGCTCGGCTCGTCGCTTCCGCCGAGCGCGAGCGGCAGCCTATGGTCGACCACCATGCGCGAGGCCGGGCGCCGGCATTGCTCGCAGCGACCGCCGGCCCGCCTGAGGATGGCTGCTCTGCGCTTGCGCTCGGGCCAGGAGCTCGGGCGCCAGCGGTGTGCTCGGCACCGACCGTGCCGGACAGCCGGGCTCGAGCAGCCCGCCTCAGCGCAGACGGTCGCGGCAGGGCTCACGCGGCCGGTGGCTCCTGCGGCTCGGGCAGCGCAGCGGCTATCCGCTCGAGCGTCTGGGCGATGCGGCCGAGCGCGTCGGAGACCTCCTCGAGCTTGGCCCCGATCTTCTCGAGCGCGGTCGCCTCATACGGGTTGGGCGTGGTGGTCATGGCTGGCTGGCTCCTCTCAGCGTTTGCGGTAGCCGCGGTCGCGCATGGCGGCGCCGATGATCGCCTTGCGCTTAGTGCTCGAGTGCCCGACCACCTTGCCGGTGTCGGCGCGGACGATCGCCCAGCGGTTGCCGCGCTTGCGGACGGTATGGGGCATGGCTCAGCCCCAACCGTGGAAATAGGCGAGCGCGACGAAGACGGCGATGATGACGAGCGCGACCTCGCCGACAGTGACGGTGCGGAAGTTCATCGCCGGCGCGCCTGCGCTCGCTTGGCTGCCGCTCTGACCGAGGGGTTCTTCTGTCGGAGCCCGGCCTTGATGATCTGGCTCGGGTTGCCGGAGGTCGTCGAGCGGGCCGAAAAGGCGAGCGCCGCGTGGAACCGCTTGACGGTGTTGACGGGATAGGCGCGAACGCCGGGGTGCGCGAACTTGCCGCGCGACAGATTCTTGACGCCTCGGGCCGTCGACCCCTGGCGGGGTCGCGGCCGAGCTCTCGCTCGGGGCATATCAGACCTCCTGAAGGCGTAGTTCGGCTAGTGCGCTTGCCTGGCTCGGCGGCTATGGGGCCGAG